CAGCATTTGCTGACTCTTGACGATACTTCTGTTGGACAACTTTTCTGACTAGAATTAAGGATGACTCCTAAAGTGTGATATGTGTTTTTGTTTCAGAAGTTCATGCTATCATAATAAACCTTTTTTTGTGAGACTTCAAGATGCCTTTTGTCTCATTCTTGTTTACAACTCACCTTTCAGTATAGCGTACTGTTCTAAGATAATCCTCCTCCTTCTATAAATTGTGGCTTTGCTCATGAATTTCTGTTCCGCTATTTCTTCCCATCTTAATTGAGGATATCTCCAGCGTAAATTAAAGATCTCTTTATCTTCATCAACTAGATTGATCAGGAGTTTGTTAATAATAGCTTTGAACCCTTCGAGAAATTTTAAGGTTGGATCATCAGTGATTCTGATTGCGATAGTTTCGGTAGGCTTGCTTATTCCTACGCTGGGCCCACTTTGAGCATCTGGATTTCGAGTTTCTAGTTCTAGTCTTCTCAAATCTATTGTCCGTTGAACGTTTTGGAATTTGAAAAGTTCCCTATCTAATGTTTTGAGATCTTCGTCGCTCAATTTCTTCAAATTCTACCTCCTCGAAATCTTCGTGACTGTTTCCACTTGATAATCTTAAAATCGTTATCATTGTTGAAATAATCTGGTAATCTTGCTGTTGGACTTTCTTTATAGACCACTTTTTCAATGACCTGGACTCCAGGCATCATTTCATCATCTATCCATCCAACTAACCAAGCAGGATTCACGTCATATGTTTTAGCAATCATTTCGATTTGCTTAATGGATGGATATCCACCTCGCTCATACAAATGAATTGTATTTTGAGAAACACCCGTATCTCTAGCCATATCTTTGACAGAGAGACACAGGTCCTCTCTAAGTTCTTTCAATCTTAGCTGCATCTTGCTCTCCACTTTCTAGTATTAGCTTTTATGAACGCAGCCTGCTCTTGCATCTGCTTCCATTCGTAATCCATGATAATTTCAAGTTGATTGTTACAAAGACCTTTTAAGAAATCATTTTGAACTTCTAACTTCTCAATATCCTTATAGGCCCTTTCGTACAGTTCATCTTCCAGAAATCTAATGCGATCTGCCATTGCTTCCTGAATGATGATGTAAGTTGGTTTCTTGTACTGTGTCATTACAATCTTACCTCATCTCCTATTTTCTCCTACAATTCTTCCAAATCAAAATACTCTGTCAGCTCATTCTTCAATTCTTCGAGAGTGTTGCTTCGTCCAATCAAATCAGATACATCGTATTGTGTATCCACTTTGTTCAAAGTGTTTTCTGCTACTGCATCTGCCACCCATTTTGGATGTGTACCAGCTCGAGAAAATTGATCTTGTGGCAATAGCTCTAGTAATGCTTCGTATCGTTCTTCTAGTGAAGTCAAAGCACCAAGCGTATCAATAAATGCAGTATCTGATTTTCTTCTTTCAAAGATTTCTGGGTAATTTTGTATTACAATTTCTGCATAGATGTCAGACCATTCTTCGTCTGAGAAATTTGATTTTTCGACTAATGCACCGTATTCGATTTCTTTTCCTTTAGTTATAATTTTGTAGTTCATAATTTTACCTCTCTGATTTTTTCTTCAATAGTTACGATTGTGTCATTATGATGTCCACCGTGTGGAACCAATAGAACGCGAATTACTTCAAATCCATTCTTTTTACCTATCCCACCACTGTTCCATCCAAATGAAATAACTTTTCCACCTATTTTCACAATTCTCGCTATCTCTTTCTTCTGCTTTGTCCAGAATGTAGATTGAGTTGTTTCTTTGTTTACAGGCAATCCAACCCCTTTGTAAACTTCTGAAATTTGTCTTGTAGAATATGGAGGATCATAGAGAATTCCGTCAACGGAACTATCAGGAAACATCTTTAGAAACTCTAGAGCATCAAGATGATAATCTGTATCAAATTCAGTATTTAAGTCATTTGTTATCGTAGCGATTTTAGCATTATTTGCAAAAGGATCAATCCACAAGCCACCTGTGACCTCTTCGCGTAGAAGTTTTTTGATTGGCTTTATTGAAAATGTATTTTTAGACGGATATCCCCAAATTCGTTCAATATTCATTACTCTAGCTCCTCAAAGTATCTATGAAGTTTACTTAAATTGATAATAGCAACCTCTTCAACAGAATGCTCTTCAATATCAAAATATGGATCGTTTTTCCCAAACTCTTTCTTTATAGCTTTTTCCGCTAGAAAAGGTAAGCCGAATATACTTGCTCCATTTCTTAAGGCAAGCGGTTGACCGTGTTTGTTTACTACTCGATAACCTACATCGAACGGTCTGATTTTCGCAGGGATTTTTATGCGTTTGCTTTCAGTTTTTATAGCTTGTTCAAGTGTTTGTACCATCACTTAACCTCCTCATTTTCTTCAAAGTCTTCAACAAAAAAATAATTGACATTTTTAGGGTTGACGGACAAATTTCTAATCCTCATCAAATTTCCATTGTTGAACTGACTAGTAATTTTTGTCAGTTCTTTTTCTGTAAAGTTTCTTACTAGAAAACTAAGTTCTTCACCATCAGAAAAGCGAATTTTTATTTTTTGATAATTGTTAACTTGCTCACTTTCAGGTTCATAACCAAGTAAGTATCCTACGCTTACTCCAAAATAATCTGCTAACTGACTTGCTTTATTAGTTTTAATTGGACTTTCCCCATTTTCCCAATTTTGTATAGTTCGGTATGAGACAGCTATTGCTTCAGATAATTCCTGCTGAGTCAACCCCTTTTCTTTTCTCAATTGTTTCAGTCTGTTCATCCTTCACACCTCCCTAAAATGGCAATCCATCATCTGGAATATCCATCGGATCACTTGCTCCAAAACTTGGTGGCATCTGGTTTTCCATGCTTGACTGGTTCGCAGAATTATCCTTCTTTTCAAGCGTTTGAAAACTTTCAGCTACCACTTCTGTCACATAGACACGTTGTCCTTGCTGATTATCATAACTACTAGTCTGGATGCGTCCTGTTATCCCAACAAGGGCACCCTTTTTAACCCAATTTGCGAAATTTTCAGCTTGCTTACGCCACATAATGCAACTGATAAAATCAGTTTCACGATCACCTGCCTGATTCTTAAAATTGCGATTCACTGCCAAACTGAAAGTCGCAACTGCAACATTTGATGGTGTGTATTTCAACTCAGGGTCACGAGTCAAGCGACCTACCAAAACAACATTATTGATCATTCTCTTTCTCCTTCATCATTTTCTAAAACCGCATCCTGTATAAAAGTATTGCCAATTGCGTAGTGTTTGTATTCCTTAGCTGTCACTTCAAAACTTTCTTCAACTTGCTTATTTCCTGCGTATCCTGAAACAACCAGAATATATCTTCTTTTTGATCTTGTTGGTACAAGTACCGAACTTTTTCCAGACACAACGGGAATGAATGTTGTGTGAGGTTCATCAATGTACTTGTCTACAACCGTCCCACTCGAAATCTGGTGACATGCCACGAGGAATGATGCGAGTAAAACAACACATAGGATTTTAAAATATCTCACTCCTTGTCCTCCAAACTAACAGTTATAGCTTGTTTAGCTTCTTTGGAGATAAAAATAAGTGTTTCTCCTTTTTTTAAGTTTTTTAAATCCTTCTTTGTGAATTTCACTTTATGGACTTCGTAGTTTTTACCATTTATTTCAATCATCTGGCAGATCCTCCTTAAATGAACAAACTAGCTAGCCACAGAACAAATGCAAAATATATAATCTTTGAAATGGCCTGAGTAAGTTTTTTTGAAATTTCTTCATCACTATAGATTGTTGGATTTATGAAGCTTAGTAAAGCATCTACTCCCAAAGCTTGCCAAAACGAAATCTTTCCGACAGGGAGGATTGTCGTTACAATCTCATTCCAACCAAATTGAACAACAAACGGTGAGATAATTGTTACGAGTAATACACCAATAATAATTCCTAGTTTTTTCATTTTATAAATCCTCCTCTTTGACGAACACCTCATCAATCATCTTACCTTTGCGGTCCTTGATGACTTCATAAGCTTCTTCTAAGCAACTTTCAGCTGTAGTGCCATTGCAAAATGAGACCGTACTAATCACGCTATCAAGAAACATCAAATCTGCTTTGATTAAAGGAATCTGTGCCTCATTGTGACAGACATGAGCGTATAGCTTCTGAGCGATATTACCCAGACTAGAAACCATCAGAAGCAATTCAAGTTCCTGTTGATTTGCTGAAATCTGAGCACCGTTCTTGATCTGTTGTTCAAGTCCAATTAAGACTACCTGGATATCTCCAAGAGCATCATAAATCAGTTCAGATTTATCCTTTGCGATGCCCTCAAACAATTCACCAGACTCTTCCATGAGCTTCAAGAATTGTTTGACAGGATTTGCTTCATGTAAATTCCTGTCAACAAACCACTGTTGAACCTTTTCTTCCAAATTCATTTTTGTATTCATCTTACTTTTCCTCCGTTTTCTTCGTAATCAAGTAGTAGCAGTCAACTGATCCGTAGTCAATCCTGATGTTCTCACCACTCATGCTTTTCCGAAATCGTGGATGACTGATTGCTGAGTAACTAGCTTGATGTTTCTTTAATTCATTGATTGCGCTATGTATGTGGCCAAAACTCCCAATGAGCATCTTGCGGTGACCGTTATAAATGAAGTAGAGTTCAATCATATTTACTAAACTCCTCGTAAATTTTTTTGAATATTTCTGACACCAATTTTTCAGGTATATTAGATCTCTCGTTGTATGATTTTGAGAAATTCTTCCACTCTATGTCCTGCTTGATAATTTTGCTTTTAAGATTAAGTTCAATATTACTTCCAAAAATTGTCCGTTTTTGTAAAGGATAATCATAATTATTGTATCTAGCTAGGTTTTTGTATGGAATTCTGAATCCAATAATGTCCTCAATGTAAGGCCACAGTCTGTCAGCAGCTGGATTCTCAATAACCCAAAATTGTGGTCTATATCTTTTTATAATTTCTATTGTGTTGAAAGCTGTTAGCTCGCCATTGACCCTTTTTAAAAATTGCCTGTCGTACTGATAATTTATATAGGCTGACTCGTAATCCTGATTTGCCCTGATCGTGAACGGTGAAGGTCTTACTTGTGGAGCAAACAAGCTATCAGACACATCATTGCGTTTCCAACACGCATTCCCATTTTCCATTGCAGAAGCATTTGACCATGATTCACATGGCGGACTAGCTATTACAAGGTCAGGTTTTGGCAACTTGTCAAGCTCGTCAAAGAGCGTGTTATCTCCAAATAAACGTTTGTAATCAGCAAGGTCTAGATTTATGAAATGATTGTTCTTGTTTTCTATATCCATTCCGATTGAATAGATTTCAATATTCGCCCCCCCCCGAACTATTCAGAGAGTTAGCTCCCTTGAAGTAAGAACCATTACCACTATCAAAGAGTGCCCAGACTATCATTTTCTTTATGATCAATACCTCCTAAAATAACTTCAACTGCTTCTCATAAGCTTCAAGTCTCTGTTGAGCAAGGTTGAAGATGTCTTTGTTAAGCTCACAACCAACATACTCAAAACCTAATTCTTGACAAGCTATTAAGCTACTTGCTGAACCGACATGAGTATCAAGAATCTTATCTCCGTCTTTTGCATAGTTTTGCAGCAACCAAAGATAAAGATTGACTGGTTTTTGAGTTGGATGAATTCTAACCTCATTCAATGCCTTATTTCCTTGCTGAATATGACCTTCAGATATTGACTTGCCTTGCATCATGCCATTCCACATATAACGAAACAGACGTGTACTATCATGTAAGCTGCAGTATGCTATCTCACAATCTGAAAAACTTGATTGACCATTAACCTTGTCCCAAACAATGCGACCAGGATCAAAAGAGTAGTCGAAGTAGTTCACACCCCAAATGATTTGATTTTTTGAAACTCTAAAAAGTTCGTCAAAATAATCTCTATTTGGAATTTGCCACTCTGAGGTTTCGCCATAAAGCCTATTGACACCAATCGGACTGACTTTTCGACCATAGTATTTTCTTTTTTCTGGACCAGAAAAATATGGCGGATCGACAATAGCTAGGTCAAAGTAATCATCAGAATATTGTTTCATGATATCCATACAGTCACCGTTTAAGAATTTCATCATCCCTCCACCTCCACTGGATAGAAATTCCCAAAGGATACTCTCAATGCCTTGCCCACCTGCAACGCAACTGCACGAGAAATAAACCGCATAGCTTTTCGCTCGTCCGAATATGAGACATCAATTCCAGTCACACTAATAGCCACAGACATCAAGAACGGTTTATCTTCTCTTGTCCCATGTTTTAAGATAAACATCAGCCACCTCCATTATCAAGCCTTTCAAGTAGTTCACGTTTACGCTCTTCGAGTTCCTTCTTAGTCTCATCACTGGTATTGTTGACATAATTAGGTTGAGACCATTCAGGAACATTTGATTTCTGATTACCTGGACGTTTGCTGATTTTGCTTTCTTTGTACGCTCGCTCACGTTCCTCGACTGCTGCAATCGTCAAAACTCCATCGTTCTTCCAATTGGTCAAAATCGCTCTGATATAACTAAAATTTCTTTTACCATTGTCAGCAGCAAGACCAATTGCTTTCAGGACAACCTTCGCTTCCATACCATCTAATGTGATGAACTCTTTCAAGAGTTCAAATTGAGTTCCATCCAACGGAGCGATACGAGATTGATATTCTTCGACGATGAGTGCGACTGGATTTTCATCTATATCTTTCTCTATCTCTGTATCTATATCTTTATCTTTATCTATATCTCCGTTGCAAGTTGTTGCAATGGCGTTGCAATGCAACCCCCTCAACTCTCTATGTTTGCGACTTCTACGAGTGCTCGCCGTTTCGCTCCCGACCATTTCAGGAACCTGTTCTAAAAAATAATCCCTATCATTTTTTCTAGTCAGCAAGCCCTTACTCTCCAAGAAAATCAAAGTGATTTTAATATCTTCAACATTCTCATCAATGACAAGAGCGATTTCTTCAGCTAGATTGTCAGCAAGGCCATCGTAGTAGATGTGCCCACCATCCTCTAAACTAATCAACATCATTTTGAGATAGATGATAGTATGCGTGTCGCCACCTGCAATCTTCCGAAGCAATTTCATTTCTTTGGACTTGAAAAAATCTTGAGCTAGTTGAATCCAGTAGTATCGCTTATTTTTAACTACCATCGATGCCCTCCGTTTCTCTACTAATCCACAAATGTTTCTTTTCGTGTCACGGGATCAATGTCAACACGGCGACCTGTTTTAAAGTCAATAAACCCTTTTTCGATTTGTGGCGCTTGAAATTGAATCTTCTTCTTTGGTCTCATGGCCATTTTCAGCTTGATATTCATAATCAGCGATTCAATCAAGACTACTGACACTGCTGTGCATACTGCGATAATTTGTAAATTGTTCATGTTTTTTATCCTCTTTTTGTGCTATAATATAGTCAAATAATTTTGCTAAGAC